TGCTGATAGACATTTTCAACAAGAAGCGCTGATGGAGCGCGTTTTGTGTCGGACGCGTAGCGCATAATTCTGCTCTATGGCCGAAGCCGCGACGATCGCATGTCTGCATTGCGGGAACCCCCTTCCGCTCACGCAGGCGGGTCGAATCAACCTCAAGCGGAAAGGGTGCACTCCCGAGTGCCGCGCTGCGTTGGCTCGCGCCCGCCGCGATCGGTACAACGGTTCCCGGCGACTGTCGCTGCCGTCGTCGAATTGCGCAGTCTGCGGTGAGCAGTTCGTCCCGCGTCTGCGCTGCCAGCGAACGTGCGGCGAGCGGCCGTGCATGGCGAAGAACGCCACCGCTCGGCGCGGCGCGCGATCGACGGAGTTCCGCGACTGCCTCGGGTGCGGGGTCCGCTTCCGCGTGCGTCCCCGGGGGCACCGATCGCCCGGGCGCGGCCGATTCCACGACAGAGCCTGCGCGAGGTCGTTCACCGGCAGAGAGATGAGCCTCAAGCGCGGGGCGCCGCGAGCGGTCGCGCGCCGCGACGCGGAGTACGACCTCCCGTGCCCCGCCGAGGTATCTGGAACCGGGGACGTCGATAACGTCCGGTGGGTGGCGGTGCACCGGCGACCGTGGCACGCGCTGAAGGTCGAGCGCGGGGGATTCCCGAACCCGAAGTGCCGAGTCTGCCGAGCCGATCTTCCGTACGGCTCCGTGAAGTCTGGGGGGAGCCCGGCCTGCGCGGGCGCGTGTGCGGACGAGTTCGAGCGCCGGAAGGCCGAGACCCGGCGCAACACCCGCAGCAACATAAAGCACCGTCGCCGCGAGCGGGGTGAGCCGCGCACCTTCCAGAGCGGCGGGCAGCGCATCCTCCGCCGCGCGATCTTCGACCGCGACGGGTGGGCCTGCTACCTGTGCTCGGTGGCGCTCACGCCGCCCGCCCGGGAGTGGACGCCGACCATGGCGACGATCGACCACGTGGTCCCGCTCGCGGCGGGCGGGTGGCACGAGGCGTCGAACCTGCGGGCCTGCTGCGCGCGGTGCAATTCGCTGAAGGCGGATCGTCTGGAACCTGTGGTAGTCTGAACCCGCGGACCTGCGCACCGCTCCGAGGTCTCCTCGTGGCCGAAGCTGCGCACTCGATCCCGCTCCCGACGCGCTGCGCGACGTGCGGGCACCTCCCGCCGCCCCCGATGTCGCCCGAGGTGAAGCGGTTCCACGACCTCGCGGCGCAGCTCCACCGCGAGGCGCGGGAGGCCCGAGACGCCGGCAAGCCGCAGGTGGCGGTCATGCTGCGCAAGCGGGCGCTGAACGCGCTCGATCGGGCCCTCGCGGCGGTGTCCGAGGCCGAGGCGACGGGAGTCGCGCCGTGAGCGACGTCGCCCCCGAGGACCTCGACGCGGCGTGCCTAGCGGCCGTGGTGGGGGCGGGCGAGGTGCCGATGGTCGGGAACCCTCCCGAGCGGATGCACCCGATCCGGCTGCACACGGCGGCGATCCGCGCGCTCGCGGGGCGCGTCGCGGGGCTCGCCCCCGACGACGGGATCCGCCTCTCGGACCTCGTGCGCTACCGGGCCGAGCCGGGCGACGTGATTGTGGCGTGGGTGCCGGCGCTGACCGCGCCCGAGCACGTCGAGCGGATCCGGGCCGAACTGCGGCGCGCGTTCGGGACCAACGCGGTCGTCGTCTCGTGCGGCATCGGGATCGAGGTCATCAACGCGCGGGACCTCCCGCCGGCGTACAGCGCCGCACCGGGTCATGTCGTGACGTTCGAGGGCGAGGTGGGGGAGTGGTTCGTCACGGCCCCGGCGACTCGCGACATCGCTGGCTCGGCGATTCGGATCGACGGCGACGCGCTCGGCAGCATCATCTTCACGTCGTCGCAGAGCATTCGGTTCGTGCGCGAGGCAACCGCTACGGACGCAGCCGCGCTCGCGAAGCGGGTGAAGTAGTGGCGCGCTCGAAGCCCCCGAAGGCGGCGCAGGCGCCGGCCCGGATCTCCACCGCAGAGGAGGCGGCCGCGCTCCTCAAGAAGAGCCCGGACGCGCTGAACTGGCGACACCGGAAGCTGTTGTCGGACGCGAAGGCGCAGGCGTCCAAGGAGTCCGTTCAGGCGCGTCAGGCCGAGTCGCCGCCGCCGGATCCGCTCCCCGACGACAACGACGAGGAGGGCTGGCGCGCGCTGTACCTGATGCTGCCGGGTTTCGATCCCCGGGTGCTGAAGGGCGAGAGCGAGTTCGTCCCAGAGGCGGCGCGCGACGCGATCGAGTTCATCGAGGCGCACGTGCGGCACCACGAGGGGGAACTCGGGGGGCAGCTCCTGCGCATGGCGCCGTGGCAGCGGTCGTTCGTGGCGAACCTGTTCGGATGGCTCAAACCCGACGGCCTCACGCGCCGGTTCACCGAGGCGCTGCTCTACGTCGGCAAGAAGAACGGGAAGAGCCTGCTGTGCGAGGGGATCGCGCTGTACCTGTTCCTCGGCGACGGGGTCTTCGGACCGAAGGTCTACTGCGCGGCCGCGAAGCGCGACCAGGCGCGCATCATCTGGGACGGCTGCCTCTGGCAGATCGTGAACGACGAGGAACTCGACGCGCGGTGCGAGCGGTACCAGTACACGATCAAGACCCCGGCAGACACGGGCTTCCTGAAGCCGATCTCCGCGGACGCGGCGAAGGAGGACGGCATGAACCCGTCGGGGTTCGTGCTCGACGAGCTCCACCGTCAGCCCGACGCGAAACTCCTGAACATGGCGCGGCTCTCGATGAAGACGCGCCGGAACTCGATGCTCGTCTGCCTGACGACGTCGGACGCGGACGGCGAGTCGGTCTGCAACGACGAGTGGAAGCGGTTCTCGGACGTTCGGGACAACCCCGGCGATCCGGCGAAGCCTGGCTACTTCTCGCACATGCTCCCGGCGATCTTCGAGGCTGGGCCCGACGACGACTGGACCACCGAGGAGTCCTGGCGCAAGGCGAACCCGAACCTCGGGAAGACGATCCCCGTCGATGAGGTCGCGATCGAGTGTCGGGCCGCGAAGGAGAACCCCGGGCTGCAGGCCGACTTCCGTCGCTACCGCCTGAACCAGCGCGTGAAGACGGTCTCGCGCATGTTCGACATGCAGGCGTGGGACCGATGCGGGGGGGAGATCGACCTCGAGGCGCTCGCGACCCGGCCGTGCGTGGTCGCGATCGACCTCGCCTCCACGACCGACCTCGTGGCGCAGGTCGCCCTCTTCGATGCCGTGGCGGCGACGACGGTCTCGCCGTTCCTGCCGGCCGTCGTCCTGTCGTGGTTCTGGTGCCCGGCGGCGGCGGCCGACCCGCGGCTCGCGACGGACAAGCGCAACGTGGACCTGTACCGGCGCTGGGCGGCGATGGGCCTCCTCACGCTGACCGACGGGGACCAGATCGACGAGGAGCGGGTCTGCTCTGACATGCTCGAGAACGTGAAGGGCTACCGGGTGCGGGAGTGGGCCTTCGACCCGTGGAACGCGAGCCGCTACACGCAGAAGCTCATGGGGCTCGGGGTCCCGGTGACGGCGGTCCGGCAGGGGTCCTGGACGATGAACGAGCCCCTGAAGGCGCTCACCGTGGCGGTCGGCCGCGGGGAGATCCGGCACGGCGGGCACCCGATCCTGCGCTGGATGGCGAACAACGCCGAGCGGGACGAGGACTCGAAGGGGAACTGGATCCTCGCGAAGGCGCGGGGGGCGCTCAAGATCGACGGGATCGCGGCGCTCGCGACGGCCAAGGCGCGGGCGATGGTGCTGCCGGCGCCGGTCGCGGTCGTGCCCCCGACCGTGACGTTCGTCCCGTTTCGTTTCGGGCGGGGCGCCTGATGGTGTATCCTTCCGGGACGGCAACTGCGCGGCCGTGGTCCCCGAGGTGTTCCTCGTGCTGATCCCCCGCGCCCTTTTCGTTGGATCCCTTGCGCTCGTCGCGGCGGGTCTGGCGGCCATTGACTGGCGCCTCGCGAGCGTCGTGGTCGGCGGGATGCTGTGGTGGGACCTCCATCGCCCTGCGGGTGAGGCCCGCCGATGAGTCTCGCCCTGCGTCTGTTCGGATCGAAGGCCTCGTCGGGGGACGTGTGGTCGAACCCTGCGGCGTGGTACGGCGGCGCTGGTGCGATCGCGAAGACCACGGCGAGCGGCGAGACGGTGACGCAGGAGTCGGCGCTCGCGCTCGGGGCGTACTGGGGCTGCCTCACCGGCATCGCGGCGGACGTCGCTGGGGTTCCTGCCTCCGTGGTCGAGTCACTGATCCCGCGGGGTCGGTCACCTCTTCACGACCACCCCGTCACGCGGATCATGCACGAGGAGTTCAACCCCGAGCTCGACGCGTTCGTGGGTCGCGAGACGCTGACGGCGTGGGCGCTCGGGTGGGGCAAGGGCATGGCCGAGATCACGCGCGACGCGCGCGGGAACGCTCGAGAGCTGTGGCCGATCCACCCCTCGCGGATCCGCCTGAAGCGCGACGACGCGAACGGTTCGCTCGGCGGTGTTGCCGGCGCGCTCGGGTGGGCGGTTCGATCCTCGGACGTTCTCGGTGTCGGTCGCGAGGTGTGGATTCCCGACCGCGACATGTTCCACATCCACGGATGCGGGGACGGGATCGAGGGAGTTCCGATCCTGCGAGCCGGCGCCGAAGCGATCGGCCTCGGGCTCGCGGCGCAGACGACAGCCGGGGCGATCCTCGGCAACGGACTCGCGCCGTCGGCCACGTTCAGTCTCACCTCGGCACTCGGCGCCGAGGAACTCAAGGCGTTCCGCGAGCGCATGGCCGAGCAGTCGGGGGCGATGAAGTCGGGGGGCATCCTCATCCTGAACGGCGAGGGGAAGCTCGAGCGGTGGACGATCAACCCCGAGGAGGCGCAGCTCCTCGAGGCGCGCGGGTTCCAGGTGGAGGAGGTCTGCCGGTTCTTCCGTCGCTCCCCGCGCAAGGTCGGCCACAAGTCGAGCGCGCAGGGGTGGTCTACGCTCGACGCCGAGCAGGTGGACGACGTCAACGACTGCCTCATGCCGTGGTGGATCCGGTGGGAGCGCGAGGCGAAGCGCAAGCTGATCGGGCCCGCGCCGCGGCTCTCGCTCAAGCACTACGTGCAGGGCCGGATGCGCGGCGACGCGAAGACGCGGTCCGAGTACCTGCGCGCGCGCGTCAACATGGGCACGATGACGCCGAACGAGGTGCGCGAGATCGAGGACGAGGAGCCGAGCGACGAGGAGAACGCCGACCGCCTGATCGTGCAGGGCGCGACGGTGCTGCTCGACGCGCTGACCGACGACCCGATCCCGCCGCCGACGCCGCCCGGCAAGGGCGCCGCCGCGCAGGTCGAGACGCAGCCGGACCCCGAGGACCCCGCGAAGGACTCGGCGGACCCGGCCGAGGCGATGGACCCGCCCGCGGACGCCGCCGCTGCCGCGCCCCCCGTCGTCCCCGTGGCCGCCGCGGCGCCGCCCCCCGCCGCGCCCCCCGCTCCCGCGCTCTCCCTCGCGCCGATCTTCCTCGACGCGGCGCGCCGCGTGGTGACGAAGGAGGTTGCCGCGATCGACCGAGCGATGAAGCGGCACGCGACGGACGCGCCGGCCTTCGCCGCGTGGGCGGTCGAGTTCTACGACGGGCAGCGCACGTACGTCGCGGACGCGTTCAACGCGGTCGCGATCGTGGCGGCCGGGTCGGAGGGGTCGGCTCGGCTCGGGCTCTTCGCGTCGGGACTGTGGTCGGACCCCGTGGCGCGGACGGGCGAGGCGTGCCGGGAGAAGCCCGAGGCGCTCGCGTCGGCGCTGGCGTCGCGAGTCGAGGCGGCCGTGCGCGGCCCGAAGGAGTGAGCATGGCGACCCCCGGAACCACCCCCCGCTGCTGGGCCCGGCACACGGGCATCCTCGCGTGCGTCCCGTCGCACGTTGAGGGCGTCGTGCGGTCGGTCAAGATGGGCGGGCTCCCGAAGCACGTCGAGCACAAGGACCCCGTCTTCGTTGCCGCCACGGGCGTCGATGCGCCGGGCGAGGACACCGGGTACGGCACGCGGCCGTACTACTCATACGTCGGCGACGGCGTGGCCGGGATCCGCCTCGACGGCACGCTCGGGAAGGCGCAGTCGAAGTTCGTGGACACGGGCACGGCGTTCGTGAAGCGCGCCCTCGCGGCCGCGGTCGCCGACCCGAAGATCGCGTCGGTGCTCCTCGTGATCGACTCCCCCGGCGGATACGTCGCGGGGACCGAGGACCTCGCCGACGCCGTGAAGGCGGCGGACGCGCAGAAGCCGGTCGTCGCCTACATCGAGGACCTCGGGGCGTCGGCGGCGTACTGGATCGCCTCGCAGGCGCGGACGATCTACGCGAACGCCGGGGCGTTCGTGGGCAGCATCGGGGTCTTCGCGGTCGTCGAGGACTCGAGCAAGGCGGCCGAGATCGCCGGGGTGACGGTCCACGTCATCGCGACGGGGCCGCTCAAGGGGGCGGGCGCGCCGGGCGCGCCGATCACCTCCGACCAGCTCGCGGCGTGGCAGACCGAGATCGACGACACGTTCGCCCGGTTCGAGGCGGCCGTGAAGCGCGGGCGCGGGCTCACGCCGAAGGGGCTCGCCGAGGTCACGACCGGGGGCGTCTGGATCGCCGAGAAGGCGAAGGCGCTCGGACTCATCGACGGGATCCGCCCCCTCGACGCGGTCGTCGCCGGGATGCCGAAGCCGCGCAAGCCGAAGGCGGCCGCCGCCGACGCGCTGATCCGCCTGGCCGAGGCCGAGTAGGGCCGTACCGCAGAAAAGTGTTGCACGCCCCCCGCGGGTGTGCTTGGATTCCCCCCGTCGGTGAGCCGCGACGCAGAGTCGCCGCGACGCGCCGACCGATGGTCGCCCGAACGCAGAGCCGTCTCGGACCGGACCGGAAACCGCCGCACCGCCACGAAAGGCGAGTGCGCGAACCGGAGTCTGTTCCATGACGCTCGCCCAGCAGATCGCCGCCGAGATCGACGCCGCCAAGGCCATTCGCGCCGCCGCGAAGACCGAGAACCGGGAGATCACCGCGGAGGAGACCGCGACCATCGAGGGCCACCTCGCCAAGGTCGAGACCCTGAAGGCCCAGCAGAAGGCCGAGTCCGACGCCGCCACGAAGCGCGCCGCGACGCTGAAGGCCCTCGACGACGAGGACGCGGCGCTCGCGCGCCCGCAGCCCCGCAAGGTCGGCGCCGGCACCAGCTCTCCCGCCGTCGCCCGCGAGGCGTTCCTCGACGACCCGAAGCGCGGCTACAAGGACGTCCGCTCGTTCCTCCTCGACTTCCGCAAGGCGGCGATGGGCGGGAAGGTCTCCGACGCGATCAAGGCCCTGCAGCCCGACCGCTCGTACTTCGCGTCCGACTCGGGCGAGCAGATGGCGACGGCCGGCTCGGACGAGCACTCGACGTTCGACTACGGCTCCCTCGGCGTGATGGTGCCGACCGCGCTCCTGGCGGGCGTGATGAGCACGCCGGCCCCCGAGGACCCGTTCCCCGACACGATGAAGGTCCCGCTCGCGGGCGGCTCGGTCGAGATCATCGCGCGGGTGGACAAGGACCACTCGACGAGCGTCTCGGGCGGCCTGCGCGTCTACCGGCGCGCGGAGTCCGGCACGGTGACGCCGAGCCGGACGCAGGTCGAGAAGATCACCCTGCGGGCCGACCCCGTGATGGGCGTCACGTACGACACCGAGGAGCTCCTCGCGGACGCCCCCGGCGTCGCGATGGCGATGATCGAGGCCGGCTTCCGCGACGAGTTCGCGGCGAAGCGCGCGGCCGAGATCCTGTCGGGCACGGGCGTCGGCGAGAACCTCGGCTTCTTCAACGTCTCCGCGCTCCTGATCGACGTCGCGAAGGAGACGGGCCAGGCCGCGGCCTCGATCATCTACGACAACCTCGTCAAGATGCTCGCGCGCGGCTGGAACTGCAACCGCTGGATCGCGAACAAGACCTGCATCCCGTCGCTCGCGAAGATGAACGCGGGCACGAACGGGCTCGTCTGGCAGCCGTCGGCGCGCGAGGGCCTCCCGGGCACGCTGCTCGGCCTGCCGATCTCGTTCACCGAGTACTGCCCCGCGGTCGGCACGGTCGGCGACATCTGCCTCGTCAACATGTCGCAGTACATCGAGACGATCCGGCAGGACGTGAAGACCGAGGAGTCGATCCACGTCCGGTTCCTCGAGAACGAGCGCACGCTGCGCTTCACGCAGCGCCGCGGCGGCGCCCCGTGGTGGCGCACGCGTCTCACCCCGAAGAACGGCGACACGCTCTCGCCCTTCGTGCGCCTCGCGACCCGGTCCTAGGACCTGATGTGACGGCGGGGGGTCGCAAGGCCCCCCGCAGTCGAACTCCCCCGATCCCCCGCAGGAACCCCCGCCCATGGCCTCCGCCCTCGCCCCGACGAACCTCCTCTCGCGCTTCCTCCACAAGCACTTCGTCCACGACCCGGGTGCGACGACCGCGGTCCTCGCGTCGCCCGACGGCGGGACGACGGTGTACTACCTCGACATGGCGCGCATCAAGCGCGCGCTGATCGCGGTCGCGCCGTCGATCGTCGGCGGGGCGGGCATCACGCTCGTCCGCGTCTTCGCGTCCGTGGACGCGGCGGGCGCGACGAACGCGACCCTGATCCGCACGTCGGGCACGGTCGCCCTCGACAACCTCGACGGCGCCTCGAACTCGGGCGGCGACTGCTACCGCACCGAGATCGACGCGCAGGAGATCGCGCAGCTCGGCGCGGCGTCGGGGCTCGCGCTCCGCTACGTCACGATCGAGATCACGACCTCGACGAACACGGACGAGGCGACCGTGGACATCTTCGCCGAGGGCATGGACGCCTACGCCGGCCAGAGCGCGACCGTCCAGGCGTAGCCCGCCTCCTCGTGACCCGGGGCGGCGTCGGTCGCCCCGGGTCTCACCTCCCTCCACCGCTTCGGAGTCCTGCCCATGTCCGGCGCCACGTTCCCCCGCAGCAACGTCTTCCTCTCGCAGCAGCCCGGCGGCGCCTACCTGATCCAGGCGCTCGGCGAGGCCCCCAACAACGTCTTCTACGTGGACTCGAACCACCCCGCGGCGACGAACGCCACGGGCGGCGGCCGGTCCCCGGACACCCCGCTCGCGACGCTCGACTACGCGATCGGGCTCTGCACGGCCGGGCAGGGCGACACGATCGTCCTGATGCCGGGGCACGCGGAGTCGAAGACGACGACGGGCGACATCGCGACGGCCGACGTCGCGGGGATCCGCATCATCGGCCTCGGCGTCGGGCTCAACCGCCCGACGTTCACGCTCGGCCACGCGGGCGCGACGATCACGGTCTCGGCCGCGAACGTCCTCCTCCGCAACGTACGCGTCGTCTCCGACGTCGCCGACTGCGCGGTGGGCGTCACGGCGACGGCGGCGGCCGACGGCCTGACGATCGAGGGCTGCCAGTTCGCGTCCGGCGCGCTCACGAAGGAGCTGCAGATCGGCGTGTCGATCGCGGCCGCCTGCACCGACGTCACGATCCGGGGCTGCCAGTTCGACACCCTGACGACGGACGAGACGGGCTCGGAGACGCACGCGATCTACTGCGCGGGCGCGGCCGACCGCCTGCGCGTGCTCGACTGCGAGATGATCGGGAACTTCGGGACGGCGGCGATCGCCGCGACGGTCGCCGCGTCGGTGCGCGTCGTGATCGCGCGCAACCTGATCTACAACATCGACAGCACGAACGGGCTGTGCGTCTCGCTCCACTCGAGCACGAGCGGCATCGTCGCCGACAACCGGCTGACGGGCCTGAAGACGAACACGGTCCCCCTCGCGTGCGCGGGCTGCGCGGCGCACGAGAACTACACGAGCGCCGCGGTGAACGAGTCGGGCATCCTGCGCCCGGCGGCCGAGACGTACGCGTAGTCGAGCGACTTCCCCCGGGGCGGGTCGCTCTGACCCGCCCCGCGTCCCCCTTCCAGCGAGGCTCCGATGGCTGCCCAGTCCGTCACGATCGAAGAGTCGCAGATCGGGAACGTCTGCCGAATCAAGTGGTCGTGGACGTCCGCGACGGGCGGGACGGTCACGTCGCCGACGGTGTCGAGCTACTACGGCGAGGTGCTCGCGCTCCTGACGGACCCCGGCGCGACGGCGCCGACGGACAACTACGACATCACGATCGAGGACCCCGACGGCTACGACGTGATGCAGGGCGCGGCGGCGAACCGAGACACCGCGAACACGGAGCAGACGGTCCCGACGGCGAAGTCGGTCGCGTTCGGCGCGCTGACGCTGAAGGTGACGAACGCGGGCGACGCGAAGCTGGGCGTCGCGGTGCTCTACATCCTCGGCACGAAGAGCCCGTAACGTGCGCTTCGGCCACGCCCCCTACGCCGCTCCGTCCGAGGAGCCGATCACGCTGTCCGAGGCCAAGTCGCACGTGGGCGTCGATATCGACGCATGGGACTCGGACATCGCCGCTGCCGTCGCGACGGCCCGCAGCATGGTCGAGGGCGCCACTGGCCGAATGCTGGTCACGCAGACGTGGGACGGGTACCTGGACGCGTTCCCGTGCGGCTGCATCGAGGTCCGACGCGCTCCGCTCGTCTCCGTGTCGTCGATCGTCTACACGGACCCCGACGGGGCGTCGCAGACGCTGGCGGCGGACCAGTATCAGGTCGATGCCGTCGGCGTGGAGCCCCGCATCCTGCCGGTGCCCGGCGGCGTCTGGCCCGTCGCGCGCTACGGCACCGTGAACGCGGTGCGGGTGCGCATGGTGCTCGGCTACGGAGCCGCTTCGGCCGTTCCTCCGGAACTCAAGAGCGCGATCAAGCTGATCGCCGGGACGCTCTTCGCCTACCGCGAAGACCAGGTCACCGGGACGATCGTCGCCAAGTCGCTGCTCGCGTCGAACAACCTGATCGCTCGCTACCGACTCCCCTCGGCCCTCTTCGCCGCCTGACCCTCCGGAGACTCGCCCCATGTCCTCGCTCACTCTCACCGCCTCGCAGGTCCTCCTCGTCTCGGGCGCGCCGTACCGCGGCGTGATCTGGGACAACACCGTCACGCAGGGCATGGCGGTCCGTTACGACCCCACGACGAACAAGTGGGGACCGGCGCAGTCCGACAACGGCGCGACCGACGCGGGCTTCTACGGCCTCGGCATCGCGCTCACGGGCGGCTCGAGCGGTCAGGAGGGCGAGGTCGCCGGCCCCGGCTGCGTCGTCAAGCTCGGCGCCGGCGCGGCGCCCGCGTCCGCGACCGTCTACGTCCCCGGCGCGACGGCCGGCGACGTGGCGCCGACGGCCGACGTCACCACGTCCGGGAACTACCGGGCGGTCCTCGCGATCGGCGCGGGGTCGAACAACGTGCTCGTCGTCGGCGTGGCCGGCGGCGCCTTCGCGATCCCCTAGTCGATGCGCGCGGGCGAGCTCACGCACCGGGTCCAGATCCAGCGCCGCGCGAGCGGTGCGTCTGTGGCCGGTGCGTCCACGCCCGGGTGGTCGGCGGTCCCGTCGGCCGCGGCGGACGGGTCGTGGGCGGCGAAGCTCGAGCCCCTGTCCGCGCGCGAGCTGGTCGCGGCGGCGACGGCGCAGGTGCTCGCCTCGCACAAGGTCACGACCCGCTTCGTGGAGGGGCTCGACGCCTCGTGCCGGTTCCTCGAGACGCGGCACGGGAAGACGCGGGTCTTCCACATCGCGGCCGTGATCGACGTCGAGGAGAAGCACGTCTGGCACGAGTGCCTCGTGATCGAGAAGGTCGGGGGTGCCTGATGGCCGGCGGCGGCTTCAACATCGAGGTCCTCGGGCTCGGCGACGTCGAGGCGCAGTTCGCGCACCTCCCCGAGGCGATCCAGGCGCGGATCCTGACGCCCGCGCTGCGGGCCGGGGCGAAGGTGTTCCAGGCGGCGGCGGTGGCCGCGGCGCCCCGGTTCACGGGGGCGCTGGCCGAGCACTTCACGGTGCGATCGCTGTCCTCGCGGCGCAAGGGCGTCGTGAAGCTCGCGGTGCTGACGGGCAAGAAGTCCGACCTCGGGATCCCCGAGACGACGAAGTCGGGCGCGCCGCGGGGGTACTACCCGACGGCGATCATGTACGGCTGGCACCCCGGCAACCGGGCCGGGTCCAAGCGGATCCAGAAGGTCGCGGTCTACAACACCCGGGGCCGCAAGAAGGGCGACGTCTACGAGGCGTGGCAGCGGCTCTCGTCCGCCGAGTTCGGCACGCGGAAGGTGCCGCCGAACCCCTTCATGCGGCGCGCGTTCGACGCGTCGAAGTCGGCCGCGCTCGCCGCCGTCGCGGCCGCGATGCGGCAGCAGATCCCGCGGGTCCTCGAGAAGGCGCTCGCGAAGAGCGCGGCGGCGAACGCCTCGGCGGTGGCCGCATGAGCACCGTCCTCGCGCAGCCCTTCCACGACTCGATCCGGGCGTACCTGATCCAGTTCGTGCCCCTCCTCGACGCGATGGGCGGAACGACCGCCAAGGAGCGGGTCGCCCTCGACGCGATCGACGACGCGCGGATCCCGTACGGGCCGGGCGCGCCGCACCTCGTCTACTCGTGCATCGACGATCCCGAGTCGCGCCTGCTCGACGGGTCGTACGTGGACTTCACGCGGACGGCCTGGCAGTTCGACGTGTGGGCTCGCACGCCGACGGAGCGGGCGAACGTCGCGGCGGCGCTGCGCGAGGCGCTGCGCGCCTTCTGCGGCCTCTGGCTCGGCCACGAGGTGCGCCGCGGCGGCACCACGATCGAGATGGACTTCGGGACGAGCGACGTCGCCCCGGACAGCAGTGGCGAGCGCGACTACCGGCAGACGCTCCGCGTCGGCTTCTGGAAGCGCGCCCGCGTGAACCGAATCCCCCTGGCCCCGTAGGAGTCTGAATCATGGCGATCGACATCGGAACCGGAACCACGATCACTTTCGCGACGGACGCGATCACCCTCGGCGTCGTGTCGCTGAAGGTCGGCGAGGTGTCCGTGCCCGTCGTGGACACCACCGTCCTCAACCCGTCGCTCGCGAGCACGGGGCAGGACGGCGGCGCGACGAGCATCCCCGGCAAGATCCAGAAGCTCGGCGACCTCACGGTGGAGGTGCAGCACGAGGGCGGGTCGGCGAAGCGGGTGAAGCTGCGCACGATCCAGACGATCACGATCACGTACCCCGACGGCTCGACGTACTCGGGCTCGGGCTACATCCACACGAAGGGCGAGATCACCTTCGAGAAGGACGGCCTGCTGATGCAGACCCTCCAGGTCGCGCGCACGGGCATCTGGTCGTGAGCATCCGCGACTCGATCGACGCGGCCGACGACCTCGCGTTCGTGGACGTCGTGGTCCCCGAGTGGGGGGGCGTCAAGGTCCGGCTCACGGAGCCGTCGGTGGACGACGCCGTCGAGATCGAGCGGGTCGGCTCGGTGTGGCGCAAGGCGCACGCCGGGCAGGACCTCCCGACGCTCGTCCTCGCGTCGATCATGCTGGCGACGACGATGCGGGACCCGGCCACGGGCGAGCGCGTCTACGCGCCGGACGACTGGAAGATCCTGTCGCGGAAGAACCCGTCGGTCGCGCAGAGGCTCTTCATCACCATCTCCCGCCTGTCGGCCAAGGAGGCCGACCTCGCGGGGGAATCGAGCGCCGTCCCGAGCGGCGTGCCCTCTTCTTCGTAGCGCGGGAACTCGGGTACCCGCACCCCGACTACCTGACCGGCAAGCGACGACACGATCGGTTCCCGCGGCTCACGTCGCGTCAGATCCGGGAGTGGGAGGCGTTCTTCGTGCACGATCCCCTCGCCATCGCCGCCGACCGCCGGGCCGGGGTCGTCGCGAGCGTCGTCGCGAACGGCCTGTTCAAGGTCGAGCGCGGCAACCCCTTCACGTCGGAGGACTTCTTCCCTACCGCGGAGGGGGCGCGCGCGAAGCGGGCCGGGATGCTCCATGACTGGCGGCAGATGAAGGCCGCGTGCGAGGCCGAGAAGGGCGGGGACCTCACGGTCCCCGGGCAGGTGGCCTGATGGCCGGCGCGATCGAAGTCGCTGGGCTGTACCTCGGGCTCTCGGCCCGCACGGACAAGCTCGAGAAGGACCTCGCGCGGGCGCGCGCGGAGGCGAAGAAATTCTCGGAGGGCGTCGGCCGCGACGCGAAGCAGGCCGCCGCCTCTCTGGACCAGTTCGGCGAGGAGGGCGGGAAGGCCGCCCGCCGCATCGCCACCGGGCTCACGCTCGCGTCGTCCGCGATCAAGGCGATGGGCGGTGACGTGAACTCGAAGATGGGGGAGACGCTGACGGTCTCCGCGAAGATCGCGTCTGCGTGGGCGCTCGGCGGGCCGGTGGCGGGCCCGTGGCTCGCGGCGCTGACGGCGGTGCTCGAGACGTTCGGTCTCATCAACGCCGAGGCCGAGAAGGCCGCGGCGGTCCACAAGCAGGTGAGCCGGGACCTGATCGCCGACGCCGCGGCGCTCGCGAAGACCGCGAACGACGAGAACCGCGCGCTGAACGAGGCGATGCTGTCGCCGCTCGACAAGGTGCAGCAGCGGATCCAGCAGATCAAGCTGCGCCTGAACGAGCTGCGCAGCACGCGGGACGCGGGCACGGGGAAGTTCCTCGGACAGGACTCGTACGACCCCGAGGACATCGTCGGGAAGGACTTCGCCGACCGGGCGGTGCTGCAGAAGAAGCTCGACGAGCTCAAGGCGCTGATCCAGACCCTCGACATCCTCAAGGGCAAGGCGTACCGGCTCGGCGCCGACGAGATCGTGAAGGGGATTCAGGACCAGGCGAAGTTCGAGGCCGAGGTCGCGACGCTGCAGGCGCAGATCCTCGGGACGTCGGCGGACCTGATCCCCCTGCAGTCGAAGCTCGCGGAGCTCGAGCGGGAGAAGGCGATCTACGCGGGCCTCGGGAAGGACCTCGCGGGCGACAAGCTGAAGGACCTCGACGCGGAGATCGTCCGCGTGAAGACGCTCCTTGGACTGACGAAGGATGCGGCCGATGCGGTGGCGGGCCGCGAGGCGGCGAAGAAGGCCGAGACCGAGTGGAAGCGCGCGATGGAGGAGACGAAGCGCGCCTCCGAGGACGCGGCTCGTGAGATCCGCGGGTACTTCGAGTCGATCCTGTCGCCCGCGTTCTCCGGGCTGGGCGACCTCCTGTACGACTCGCTCACGAACGGCGGGAAGAACGCGGCCGATATCCTCCGCGGCACGTTCGACAACATGCTCCGCTCGGCGCTCAACGCGGTCACGAACGGCCTGATGCAGACGATTCTCGGGGGGCTCGGCGGCATCTTCGGCGGGGGCGGTGGTGGCGGTGGCGGCATCCTCACGTCGATCCTCGGCGGTTCGACCGGGAGCAACCCCTACGCGGACTTCCTCGCGGGGGGCGCGCAGCCTCCCGCGCTGAACTACATCCCCGACATCCCGAAGCTCGCGCGGGGCGCCACGGTCCGCCGGCCGATGGTCGCGCTCCTCGGCGAGGGCGGCGAGGACGAGCACGTGGTCCCCGAGTCGAAGGCCGACGCGTTCGCCCGCTCGCGGCTCGGCGGGTCCATGTTCGGCGACATCCACATCAACACGTCCGGCGACCCCGAGCGGTGGAAGGAGGAGGCCGTCGAGCAGTTCCGGCAGCGCCTCAACACCTCGGGCTCCTTGCAGGGCGCGGTGCGCAAGGCGACGCGGGGGCGCTACTGATGAGCCTGTCGATCTTCACCGGGCCGATGCCCGCCTTCGCGCACACGGTCGAGCCGATCCGGCCCGGCAACGTGACGGCGTTCGGCTCGCAGACCGAGCAGCGGTCCACGCGCTCCTCGCGCACCTACCGTCGCTTCCCGTACTCGTGGGTCGGGCTCGACGCGGCGGCCATCGAGGCGATGGACGCGTTCTTCACGGCGCTCGGGATGACGACGACCTCGTTCCTCTGGCGCGACCCGGACCCCGACGTCGCGTACCTGTTCAATCGCTTCGGCGTCGCGCTCGGATCCGGCACGGGCGCGAAGACCGTCTTCGCCCTCCTCGCGACCGGCGAGGGCGGCGGCGACTACGCCGTGGACGACGGGCGCACGGTCCTCATGGTGAACGGCGCCGCGGTCGCCCGCACCGTCCAGACCGACGCGCGCACGATCACCGCGTCGGCCGCGCCCGCGAACGGGACGACGGTCACGGCGTCGTACGCCTTCTACCGCCGCGTGCGCCTCGACGCGCCGTACGTGTGGTCGAAGGACCGCGAGTCGGGGCTGTGGTCCACGTCGGCCACGTTCCGCGAGGTGCCGTCGTAATGCCGCTCACCATCGACTCGACCGTCCTCGCCGCCTGGCGCTCGGGCACGGACAACATGCTCGCCTGCGTCGAGATCGCGACCGGGCACGCCGGGACCCCGTTCATCCGTCGCACGGACTGGGACACCGACATCACCTTCAACTCCCTGCTGTTCTCGGCGACGCCGACGCAGTTCGGGCGGATCGACGTCACGCCGCACTCCGAGCAGGGCGGCATCGACCTGAAGCTGCCCGACCACGACGGCGCGATCGCGGCGCTCGCGCTCCTCGCGTACACGTTCCGCGACACGCGCGTCCGCATCTGGCTCACGGACCTCTCCGTGACCGGCGGGTCGGGCAGCGGCGGGCGCTACGCCGTCTACTTCGTGGAGTCCGTGGACGTCGAGGACGGCGCCGCGACCTTCCACCTCCGCTCGCAGTTCGCGATCTTCGACGCGCAGCTCCCGCGCGGGACCATGACGCGGACGGAGTTCCCGGGGCTCCCCTCGGACACGTCGCTCTGATGTCGTTCACGAACCTCCTCATCGGCGGGCTGCAGCTCGTCGCGGGCATCGTGCTCACGGCGTCGGGCGTCGGCGGCGGGCTGGGCCTGAAGCTGATCCTGTCGGGGGCCCTGTCCCTGATCGCGGGCTTCATGTCGGCGAAGGCCGGGCGGGGAGGGATCGCCTCGAGCCCGACCTACGGGTTCGACAACCTGTCGAACGCGGCGCGCGAGGGCGGACCCGTGCCGATCGGCTACGGCCGCCACGTGTTCACGCCCCCGATCATCAACATCAACCCCATCCAGGACGGCGAGAACCAGATCATCCACCTCCTGTGCCTCCTCGGCGAGGGGGAGATCGACGAGGTCCAGCGGGTGTACCTGAACGGGATCGACACCGAGAAGCTGCCGGCGGGGGTCTACTTCGATCCCAAGGTGGGGACCGCGACGCAGACGGCTTTCCCGCAGTTCTCGCAGATCGGCACCGGCTATGAAGCCGAGACGCGTCTGTCAAAGGACGTGCCCCACACGCACGAGATGCACGTCGCGTGCGACGTCCTCGCCTTCAACCTCCTGTGGGGCGCTGGGTTCTTCAAGGGGAACTCGGGCGGCGGGGCCGACGAGGCGAAGGTCGGTATCAAGGTCGAGTACCGCGCGTACGGGTCGTCGGGGGCGTGGATCCCGTTCCCGGCTCCCGTGGCGCAGAGCCCCACGAACTCCGACCCGTGGTACGGCGACGGCACGGCGGGGATCTTCAAGATTCGCGGGAAGACGCAGGCTTCGGCCCGGCGCACGCTGCGGCTCGCCTTCGACGGCGGCTCGACGGGTTCGACGTCCACGCGCCCGGCGGCGGGCCGCTACTCGGTCCGGCTGACGGGCACGATCGACGACGCCTCGCCGTACGTGCGCGTGCCGACGGTGGTCGCGGCGGTGGAGATCGTTTCGCAGTCGCTCACGTACCCGAGCCGGGCGCTGATGGCGATCAAGGTGCCCGCGATCGAGCAGCTCGGGAACTCGCTCCCGCGCGTCACGGTCGTCGCGAAGTGGCTCAAGGTCTACAACCCGACGACGGGCACGACCTCGTGGAGCGACAACCCGGCGTGGTGCGTGCGGGATCTCCTCCTCTCCTCGCGCTACGGGCTCGGCCAGTGGATCACGTCGGACATGATCGACGACGGGGTCGGCGGGACGTGGCGCACGGTCGCCGCGGCGTGCGACGCGACGGTGGCGATCCCGGGCTCGACGCAGACGGAGAAGAAGCACCGCCTGAACTACATGCTCGACGTGAAGAACCCGGCGAGCGACTACCTGACGGAGATGCTGACGACGTTCCGCGCGACGCTCTTCGCCGCCGACGGCAAGGTGATGATCTCGCAGGACACGACGGGAACGACGCAGCGGCACTTCGAGGACACGGCCGGCGCGGCCGCCACGGTCCGGCGCAACGTCCAGCACGAGGTCGGCGAGGGGGGCTACTCCGACCGCTCCCTGCTCACGGCGCACGTGCTCGAGCAGTCGCAGCGGTGGAATGTCGTGCGGGCGAACTACATCGACGCGGACCGCGACTGGACGCACCGCACGCTCGAGCTGCGCAACCGATCGATCGCCGTCGGGTCGATCACCGGGACGTACACGACCGGCGAGAAGCTGAAGGCCGGGAACAAGGCGGCGCGCTTCGTCTTTCAGCGGGGCGGGATCCTCTACTACGTCCAGGACGACGGGGACACCGCGCTCGCGTCGGGGGATACGATCGTCGGCGAGTCGAGCGGCGCTTCGTGCGTGGCGTCGGCGGACCCGGTGCTCGCCGAGAGTCCCGAGCGGGCGCTCGAGATGAACCTGTTCGGGATCACGGGGCGAAACCAGGTCGTGCGCGAGATGCGCTACCACCTGAACCGGGCGGTGATGACGCCGATCCTCGCGCAGGTTCCGATCGGGCAGGGCGACATCGACCTCATCCCCGGCGACGTGATCGACGTGTCGAGCGACTTCCCCGGGGCGTGGTCGGGCAAGCTCTTCACGACGCTCTCGCTCGGGTTCGGGCAGGACGGGAAGGGCGTGCTGACGGCGCGCGAGTACGACGCCTCGGTGTTCGAGACCTCGATCGACACGCAGGCGACAGACATCACGAAGGCGACGCCGGGCGGCACGGGGACGACGGGCACCTCGTCGTCGGGCGACAGCGGTTCGTTCTTCGGCGGGAAGACGACCGACGGCGGCGGCGCGGGCGGCTTCGGCACCGGGACGAGCACGACCCCGGCGACGGGTGGCGTCACGGTCTCGTGGTCCGGGTTCTTCGGGAGCAAGAAGTAATGGCCATCCTCGGCTCGCTCTCGTGGTCGCCGACGTACGACGCGACGGACGTCGCGGGGTGGCGGATCTACGCGTCGCTCGAGGAGTCCGACCAGCGCGGGTCGGCCGTCATGCTCGCGACGGCGGACGCGCGCTACGCGGAGTTCGAGCTCGAGGAGGGCACGTGGTTCGTGCGCCTCTGCCGCGTCTTCAAGAACGGGTCGGAGGAGGACTGGTCCACGGTCACGCCGACGGAGATCGACGTGCACGCGCGGCAGGAGGCCCCGCCGACGCCGACGGACGTCGAGGTGGCGCACGTCGAGCAGACGTCCACGATCCGGGTCTCTGACGAGCCCCCGCTCGCCTCCGAGACGCAGCCCTACACGACGGAGGTCGTGGAGGGGCCGGACGCGTACCGGGGCAAGGTGGTCGCGGAGACGTCGGTGGAGACGGCCGGTCCGCTCTACCCCGACGGGCAGCGGATCGCGTCGCCGACGGTGCCGCTCGAGGCCGAGACGACGGACACGACGCGGGACCTGATCGTGCGCAACGTGTCGGTCGGCGGGCGCGCGGGGCCTGCGGTGACGCGGACCGTCGCCACGCCGCCGACGCTGGGGTCAGACTTCCACGAGGTGCCCCTCGTGGAGTGCCACGGCACGACGCACACGGGGATTCCGAACTCGTCCACGACCACGCCGTACGAGTTCGACGCGACCGACGGGATCCGGCTGAAGGCGTTCCCGGCGCCGGCCTCGCTCGACGCGGACTGGACGACGCTCCTGAACGCGAACGAGTACGCGGGCCCGTACATCGACAACGCCATGATCGAGTCCGACGAGCTCGACGTGGGGGCCGTGACGACCTTCCGGCTCCTCTCGCGGGACCAGACGCAGCGCAAGTCCGACACGGCGTACGCGTGGAGCGCGCCGCCCGACGACCTCGTCTACATCCCGCCGGATCCGTTGCCGGGCTACCGGGGGGCGGCGCTGAACCCGAACTGGCTCATGCGCGAGGTGGACGGGGACGGCCGTCCGCGGCGCCCGATCCGCCCGCAGGACGCCGAGGTGCGCTACATCGTCTCGTCGTCGCCGGGCTTCGCGCACGCGCGCGCCGACTACAAGCGGTACGACGGCGGGACGTGGCTGCGTGGTCGGTACGTGCGGGTCGCGCTCTTCCTGCGGGAGCCGCTCGGGCAGTTCCAGCTCATCGTGCCGCGGTGGATCGTCTCGGCCCTCCTGCCGCGCACGGTGGGGACGGTGACGGGGTCGCCCGAGGGGGCGGTCGTGGCGGTGCCGGGCTCGACGCGGACCCGCCTGGACGGCCC